AGACGGTGCTGGTGGCGCTGGATATTCTGGCGGTCTCGGTAATAATATTATATCAGCCGCTGACGCCCCATCAGACACACCTTTATATGAAATCATGGATGGGCTAACGCCGAACATGAAAGCCGCTGTAAATAGTCTTTCTGTATTGCTACAGGGCTATGAGACAGAGGGCGGCGTAGCATTTATGACCGGTGACGTTGTTCACGAAGACACATATCTTGGAAACGCACAGGAATTATTAAGTCAGGTTACTAATCTTAGTGATTTAATGTATGTCATGAATAGACTACAGTGGGACGAATCCCTACGTGGCACAGAAAAGCTATCAAACGTTGTGAATGAAATTGAGACAGCTTGGGGTGTGGCTCTACAAGAAATCGATTATAATGGTAATATGATTATTACCTATGGCGCAGAAGACGCTAATAATGAAATTCAATTTACTAATGACATGACAAGTAACACCGGCAGTCCTGCTTTGGGTTACTTTGACGGTAATAATTCAGAAGACGTTTATTACTCTGTCAACTCTACTGGTGCTAGTCTTGGCTTTGGTTCAGGTGCTACTAGCGGTTCTAGCTCTCCTCCGTCTGGTGGCAGTAAAGGTGGCACGACAAACGCAGGACAGGTTATCGGACAGGTTCAGGGATTGCTTGGACAGATCCAGGGTCTTGCTCAGGGTATGAACCAGAATATGTTCGGTGAGTCCGCTGGCACAATGAAAGACATGTGGAAGCGCATGACCAGAGAGCAAGAGAATGACGCTAAGGGTATGCATAAGAAATTAAACCAAGATGGTGATACTCAGAAAATGTCACAGATAGCAGAAAAGCTAGTCAAAGGCGGCAATCCTTTTACTGTCGGACTCTTTGATGAAAATATGCTAGAAAGTATTCCAGAAGCCGTTAGTAGCAATTTCGGTGTATCGATTAATCCTAATCCTTAAGGTATAGAAAATGACAGGTAAAAAATCACCTCCAAAGTGGACACAGCCACATAAGTCTGATGCTCGTAAAGCTCAGTCGGCCGGATCATATCCCGACTATTTCAGTTGGAAGACACGATCTGGCCATGTGCTACAATTAGACGATACAAAGGGCGGCGAGACAGTAACACTACAGCACCGCAGCGGTACATCTATACAGATGGCGCATGATGGCTCATTACATATTACAGCGCATAATGGCAAGTATGAAGTCACATTCGGTGAGAATAGAATGACTATATCTGGCGCACAGGATATCACAGTTAAAGGTGATGCTTCGCTCAGAGTATATGGTGACTATAACGTAACATGCCACAAGGACTATAATCTCACTGTTCTTGGTAATTTCAATCTAGCAGCTAAAAATCATAATAGACAAATCCTAGGTAATATTGATACGCAAGCTAGAAACGAGAATAAAAAACTCATGGGTTCATCTAGTAAAATGGCTCGTGGTGCTATTGCTTATGTCGCAAAAGGATCTGTCGGTATGATGTCACAGTCTGACCAGGGTTTCTTTGGTGGTGCTGCGGGCGCTAATCTTTGGGTTAAGAAAGGTAACATCACCAGTAATATTGAGGAAGAGGGTGATCATCTAGTCTCAACTAAAGACGGTAGTATCAATCATGTCGCTGATGGGCAAGATGGTAGTATTCGTATGCAGTCAAAGCAAGGCAAGATGGAACTTAAATCTAAAGACGATATGAACCATTCAGTAGAGACAGGGCATTATCAAGTTAAAGCTGCTACGGGTGATATAGGTTATAATGCACAAACAGGAAGTATTCAAGCAACTGCCCCCGCTGGTGGCATCAAACATGAATCCAAAAACTATAGCGTTGCTGCATCTCAGAGCGCCGAAATGATAACACAACAAAAGCTAGACCTTAGGGCAACTGGTGATGCTTCATTAACTGGCGCATCAACTCACGTTACTGGATCAACGAATGTTAATATTAAAAGTTCAGGACAGGCAAACATCGACGGTCCATCGGGACTTAATCTAAACAGTCTGCTTAGTGTGGTTATGCCAGCCCTTAATCTACAGATACCTTTTGACTTTGGTGAGATTACTGATGCGATAACAGGCGAGGGGCAATCTCGTGGTGTTCATGCTCCGGATAAACCTGCTGGCAATAGTGAGACTGAGAATTGGGCATAAATAGTATAAATGGGTAGAGGACTAAGCTAAGATGGCACAGATAAACATCAGTCGCCAACCAGACTATTCTGATCTTGATTTAGATTTCAAGATCAATCCAATTACTGGCGACATCAATAAGAAAAAAGGTACTGATGCTGTTAAAAGATCAATACGCAACTTGATCTTTACTAGCTATTATGAGCGGCCGTTTAATTCTTCTATCGGATCAGACGTTCCAGGATTATTATTCGATAATGTTGATATTGTCACCGCATCATTACTAGAAGACGCTATAAGAAAACTAATAAATATCTATGAGCCTAGAGTTCAATTGACAAGTTTAACTGCCTATGCTGATATAGATAATAACGGTTTTAATATTCAAATGGAATATGTAATTCTAAACACAGAAACTCCAGCTACGTTTAATCTATTCCTAGAAAAAATAAGGTAATCAATGTCTAGAGCAAATACAACCCTCAGAGTTTCGGAACTAGATTTCAACTCTATTCGCAACAACCTAAAGACATTTCTTGGTAGTCAATCAGAGTTTACTGATTACAACTTTGAAGGCTCAGGAATGTCTGTTCTACTAGACATTCTTGCATACAATACCTATTACAATTCATACTATCTGAACATGGTAGCTAATGAAGCATTTCTAGACACCGCTCAGATTAGACAGAACATTATATCACAAGCTAAGTTGATCAACTATGTGCCAACATCACCACATGCGGCAGAGGCAATGATCAATGTTCGTGTAACACCAATAACATCAGAAAATCAGACACTAGACACAATCACTCTAGACAAATACACAAGATTGCTCGGTGCTGATATCGAGGGCGCATCATATCCATTCGTAACACTCAATTCAAACACAGCAAGTAAGTCAGGCAACTCATTCTATTTTCCTAATGTCTGGATCAAGCAGGGTGAGGTTATTACTCAGCAATTTGCCATGTCATCTAATAACAAGACAGCAAGATTTGAGATTCCATCAGCTAACGTTGATACTGATACAATAACAATAACTGTGCAGGAGTCAGCATCTAATTCCTATACAGAAGAGTTTCTACTCTCAACTGATATCACAACAATCACAGCAAACAGCCGTGTCTATTTCTTAGAAGAGAACGAGAACCTTAACTACACACTACAGTTTGGTGATGGTGTTCTTGGCTATCGTCCAAAAGATGGTAACATTATCATTGCGACATATGTTGATACACAAGGATCACTTGGCAATGACGTTTCCAAGTTTAATTTCGTTGAGCCTGTCGCCGACACATATACTGGTAATGTTCGTGTCACAACTGTTTCAAATTCTAGAACTGGGTCTGATAAAGAAGACATTGATAGAGTTAGATTGAGAGCACCACAGTATTATGCCGCTCAGAACCGTTGCGTTACTGTTCGTGACTATGAAACAATTCTAGTCAAAGAATATCAAAACATTGACGCCGTTTCTATCTGGGGTGGCGAAGACAACGATCCACCAGTTTATGGAAAAGTTTATATCTCTATCAAGACAAAAGGTTTCTATACATTAACAAATCTCGAGAAAGAGAACATCAAACAAAATCTAATTAAGAATAAGAATGTTGTTACAGTGACTCCAGTTATTGTTGATCCTGATTATATCTTTGTCACTGTTCGTGGTAAAGTCTATTATAATCCAGGACTAACATCAAAGTCAGCAACAGAAATTCTACAGCTAGTCAAGCAGGCTGCTTTCAACTATGCTAATGATGAGTTGAATACCTATCGCTCAACATTTAAGAAAGCAAAACTACAAAGCTATATTGAAAAGGCAGATCCAGCAATCACTGGTTCTGATATCTCAATCTATCTACAAAGCCGTCAGATTATCGATACAACTAAGTCAAAGAAGTATTACTACTATTTCAAGACACCAATTGAAAGAGGTACTTTCACCAACAAACTATACTCTTTTCCACAGATTACAGTTCTTGATAGCGGTCTAGTTTCAAGAAACGTGTTCTATGAAGAGGTGCCAAACTCATTCACAGGTGTTGATGCTATTGATCTTATCACACCAGGTAGAGATTACATTTCAGCTAATGTTAGCATCTCTGGCGACGGTACAGGCGCTGCCGCAGTTGCTAGTGTGGTCAATGGTAAAGTCACATCTATTGAGGTAACACATAAAGGTATCAACTATTCCCGTGCTACTGTTACAATCACTGACGATGGACAAGTTGGTACAGAGTCAACCGCTAAAGCAGTTCTACAAGCCAGAAATGGTATTCTTAGAACATACTATTACGATACTCTTGGTAACAAGATTGTCATCAACGAAAACGCTGGCACAGTTGATTACGATACTGGTGAAGTTGTATTGAATGCTATTCAGCCAAGCGCCGTTGTTTCTAATGACTATTACGACACAGACGTTCTAACAATGAACATCGTATCTGGTACAGAAATCATTCAACCATTGAGAAATAGAATATTGACGATGGACGAAAACAATGTTCAATCTGTCACTCTAGAAATGGTTGCGGAAAAATAATTTATGTCATTATCATCTAATAGCAAAACATCAATACTAGTTTCTGGACAGCTTCCTGCCTTCGTCAGAGAAGAGCATGATACCTTTATCAAGTTTCTAGAATACTATTATAAAGCAATGGAGCAAGAGGGCGAGGCTCTCTATCTCTCCAAGAACATGCTACGAAACTTAGATATTGATCAGCTATATGAACACGTCCTTGATGTTCACACTAATGATCAGAATGTTAGGGATGATTATGATTACATCTCATTCCTACAGAAGATGTATGATACTTTCATCAAGTATATTCCTGACAACGTTCTTGCTGATAGAACAAACATACTAAAACATGCCAAAGAGTTCTATCTATCATCTGGTAGCGAGAGTTCTGTTCGGTTTATTGTTCAAGCTCTATTCAATAAAGAAGCTCAGTTCTATTATCCAAAGACAGACATTCTTCGTGCTTCTGATGGTAAATGGTTTATTGAAAAGTCATTGAGAGTTAGAAGCGTCAAAGTTGATAACGTTTCCAATTCTATAGCAGCGACAAACTTTGGCAATACATTCATCAAAGGTATATCATCAAACGCTACTGCTATTGTTGAAAAGGTCGACACCTACTATGACAAAGGGCAGCTTATCTATGAATTGAAACTCTCTAATATCTATAAAGAGTTCTTGAATGCGGAAGAAATTTACACCTATTATACTGAAGAAGGTATTGACAAGTATCTAACAGCAAATCTATTCTCTGGTATTATCACATCAGTTCAGATTGTATCTGGCGGCGCTGGTTACACAGAAGGCACCACAGTTCCGATTGTCAGTAACACTGGTGTAGGCGCACAGGTTATCATCTCTAAGGTTACAAAAGGAACAATTCAGGCTGCTGGTATCGTCAAGAGCGGCGCAGGGTTTCAAGTTGATAGCCCTCTACTAATCTTCGGCTCTGGTTCTGGTGCTACTGGTATTGTTTCTGACGTTGACGATAGTGGCTTCTATCATCCAAACAGCTATAATGTTATTTGGTCAACAATCAATCTTGAAGCAAGCACTAACATTGGTAATCTGATTTACTCAAATCTAAACAACAAGATCATTGATCCAGCTAATGATTCCGCTGGCTTTTCTAATTCTATGTCATACTTTGTGTATGGTAATTGCGGTCCCGCTTTCTCATTGTCAATCATATCTGGTGGTAATAACTATACATCAGTCAATGTTTCTATTTCTGCCAATTCTACTATATCCAAAATGGGTATCATAGGTAAGATGCAGATTATCAGTGGTGGTATAGGTTATACTGCTGGTGATACTATTGAGTTTCTTAACCCATTAGGTAGTGCTGGCTCTGGTGCTATTGCTAACGTAACAAACGTTGCTGCTAATGGTATGATTACAGAAGTCAAGTTTGAGCAAATGCCTGGTCACATTATTGGTGGATCAGGATATGAGCCGACCAATCTACCAGCAGCTAATGTTGTATCAGGAACAGGTACTGGTGCTAATATCGCTGTAACAGCAATCATTGGACATAACGAAGAAATCATTCAGTCGGTTTCTAACATCGGTACAATTCAAGCAATGACCGTTGTATCTGGCGGTTATGGCTATACCGATAATCCAACACTTGATCTAACAGAACTCGGTAACGGTAACGCTAATGCACAGCTATCATACGTTACTGGTGCTTACTCATATCCAGGCAGATACATCAACGATGATGGTCATATCTCTGGATATAACTTCCTAGAAGATAGAGATTACTATCAAGAGTTCTCATACGTTGTCAAGGTTGATGAGACAATCAACAAGTATAGAGCCGCAGTAAAGGACTTATCACATCCTGCAGGTGCTAGACTATTCGGTCAGTATGATATCACGTTTGATAACGAAACACTGACAAACACAAACGTCGAGATTGTTTTCTCTAATACCGAGTCAATAACTTTACCACACAAAACGATGTATCAGGTACAAGGCTTTACAAGCGGTGTATTCTCACCAAATGTTTTGATTGGTGTAGCAAACGCTGAGTTTGTTATTGGTTCGTATAGTGCTAACACATCAAATCATAATACTTTTTATTCCGCTGCTAATAACGATATCGTTATTTCTTATTTCAATCACGGATATACTACAGGTGACTTTGTATTCTTGCAATTCAAAAACTCAAATACTTGGGCTAATCTTGGAAACACAAACTATACAGTAACATCAGCCAACATAAGTCATTTCTCTGTTACTAATCCATTAACAGAAAGAAGCGATGGTGTCGCCAACGTTGGTAACGTTCTTGTATATAATCCTGACGTTATGATTACACTGCCATATAGCAGACCAGACCTAAACGATAATGTCTATATTCAATTCCAGACAGTAGATTACTCACTAGCAAACGATTACTATCAAGTTCGTGGTGTAAAGAACGCCAACACATTCAACGTTCTACATCCTAATATGACAACTGCTAACGTTGGATCTGGTGTAGCAAATCTAATCAGTAAGAAGATAGTTGTTACCGCAGAAGGACACGGATACACTGTTGGTGATCAGACATACGTTCTACTTCTTGGTGGTGATGCTGCTAATACAGACAATGGTTACTATACTGTCACATCTGTTCAAGATGGTAATACATTCAACATTGTTGCGCCAAATGTAATCTTTGATGGTTCAACTACTCATGTATATCAGAAACTATCAAAGATTGTCATTGCTAATCATCCAATGTCAAATGGTAATGCTGCCTACATTGCATTTACAAGTGGCGATCAAGCTAATACATCAAATGGCATTTACTATCCAATCAAGACAGGTTCTGATGTATTCACTATCAATGTTGCTAAACCTGCTACAGGTAATAGCAATGTCAGAGTTTGGTATCAAACAAACAACTATTCCAATATTGTCTTTACCACACTCAAAGCAGATAACGGTCTAGCAGCTAATGATAATGTCTATATTGAGTTCTTTGCTAGTGCTACCGATTTAGCTAATGGCATCTATATGGTGAAAGACGTTTATAGCTCTAACACATATAACATCTATTATGATGGCAACACATACATTCAGAATGCTTTTAGCACATATGGTTCAATTGTCTATATTCCTGGCAACACAAATAACACCATAAATATCGTTGCTCATTCTGGCCTTGGTGTTATAGCTGGCTCGGTTATGGAAGGCATGGCTTTAGTTTCGCCATATAAATAAGTAGATAATTAGAGAAGGATCAGCCTTTGTCATCGTCACGTTCTAAAAATCTTGATATCTTTGTCGCAAAGCAAGTCAAAGAATCCGTATCAGAACCATCATCATCAAACGTCTATT